ATAGATTTGACTTCCTAGCTTATTTTTTCTAGTTTTAAGTCTATCAAGTAACTCCGCATTTCCACGTTCTTCCGCTATAGCACGTTTTCGTGCGTTTATAGTTTCCTTTTCTGCCCGTTGGGCATCCATAAGTTGTTGATACGATTGTCCTTTTAACGGCGATAAAACCTTCGGTCTTATACTACGCCGAGTATCTCGCGGAATGGGTAGGTTTATGAATTCATCAAAATCCGTAGGACCTGACATTACTATTCTTTCACAATTTAAGTTGGGCGACTGAATGAGAAATCCGACGACACCATGCTCTTCTTGTTCTCCTCCACGATGAAGTTAAAGCATTCCTGTGCGTTCGGCTCATCATCTTTATCAAAGTAAGTGTTCAGCATAGATTCCAGCTCTTTCTTGGAAAGCGTCCATCCCTTATTCCAAGTTCCGGGCCTTTGTACCTTGATTGTATCTCCTGCGTCATTCTTCAGCGTATTGATGGTCTGAATCTCTGGATACTGTAACAGAATCGCAAGAAATTCCTCAGTACTCTTCTTCTCCTTTCGCAACTCCTGTGCCTTCGCATTCACCTGCTGAAGGGCATTGTCCACCACAATATACTTCGCCATTTGGGTCTTAAGTTCTGCACGTACGTCCGTCATTTTATCTACTCTTCCTACTCTCTCAAAGTTAATTCCGTTTTCAATGTAAGGGAATGAACTTTGATTCAAATGAAGTTGAAAGACTTCGGTCTGTTTATAATGAGGAACATTCAATGGAACCGCCGATTGTTGGCGGAGATATCAAGCAAGTATGGAAAACGCTACGTACGCGTCTTCGTAAGAAATGTAAGACTGGACGTGCCGAATGTATCGTCACGTCTTTAATGAAACACCCTAAAGCTCCAAAGGAATGGAAAAATAATCCAGAAGAGTGGTTGAGTAATGAAGATATTGAGAAACTTGAAAGGGAACTTGAAAGAGTGTTTGCGAGTTACGAGTTTCTTGGAACATTCCCAATAGATTTTGGAGAAACATCTGAAACTGGAAAGTGTTTAATAAGCACTCTGTGTTCTACCGATATTCGTGCGTTATCAAAGAAGGGAAAGACTCAAATTGGAATAGTGTTCAATACAGATGTCAGTACAGGTCCAGGAGAACATTGGGTAGCCGTATTTTGCGATATTCGTCCTGATCTCGAATATCCACGAATGACATATTTTGATTCATACGCTCAACGTCCTGAGAAAGAAATACAGAAACTCATGAAAGCGTGGAAAGTTCAATGGGACAAAACTGGCGTTCACTCAAAACCTATGCGATTGACGTATAACACTACGCGACACCAATATGAGAACTCAGAGTGCGGAATGTATTCCTGGTATTTCCATTACTGCTGTTTAGCAGGTGTCCCGATGGAAAAGAAAGTTCCAGATGCGGTCGTGCGTGGATTTCGGGGACGTGTAACGAAAGTTTAAAACCTTGATAATAAATCAAACAAATGCCTACGCCACCAGGTCCACCAGTGCGTCCATCTTTAGTTCGTCAACAGAGTTCCAAGACAGGACCTTATCCTCCCATGCAGGTGCGCAAGGGTAAGGGACGCAAGACGATGCGTCGCAAGGGCGGTCGTAAGACAACTCGTCGTCGCCGAGGTGGTATGTTCGGAACGAGTTCTGGCTTGACGCAGAAAGATAAGGATGCTATTGCACGTCGTTCGACTTATGGAGACGCAAGTGACGAGGTTGTGGCGACAGTAAAGGATTATGGAAGTGAAAGTGCCTTTAAACAGAATGCCCTGAATGACCAGATGAGGCGTGGATACACTGGGTATACACAGGGCAAGAACCTCGCGAAGAGTATTCTCGCAAAGACCGCTCGTCGTGGTTAAAAATCTCTATTAAGAACATACACAAATGGCGAATCGTTGGCTTGCTCACGTGAAGAAGACTATGCGTCGCATGAAGTCCAGCGGCACCTACAAGAAGGGCGATGGACTCAAGAAGGTCATTCTGGCGGCGAAGAAGACTTATTCCAAGGGAAAGCGTGGTGGTGCTGAGGGCGAAGAGGAGGAGGAGAAGGAGGAGACGCCTATGGAGGAGATGAAGGAGGAGGGCGGTCGTCGTCGCAAGTCCAGTCGTCGCACTCGCCGTAAGTCGCGTCGCTAAAAAAATCAGTATGTCTAACATATAAAGACAAATGGGCGGCGGATTACTTCAACTCGTTGCACACGGCGCACAAGACGCATATTTGACTGGTAATCCTCAGATTACCTTTTGGAAGGGAATGTTCAAGCGTCACACGAACTTTGCGATGGAAGCTTTCCGCATTAACTTCACTGGACAGCCTTCTTGGGGGACGAAGCAGAGTGCCACTCTCGGTCGTCACGCTGACTTACTTTATTCCACCTACCTGGAAGTCCATCTTCCCCACTACGATTCCGTAACTCGCAGGACTGCTGTTTACAACAACGACCAGTACCAGCTGGGATACAATCTTTTGAAGTATGCCGAGCTTGAGATTGGCGGACAGCTCATTGACCGTCAGTATGGCGAGTGGATGTTCCTGTGGGATACTCTCTCTGGCACGACGGAGCAGAGTGTTATGCTCCACAAGATGAACGGCGTCGCAGGACGCCCTCAGGTCGTTTCTTCATATGTTTCCGGCGAACAGTTTACTATCGTCAGTCCATCTGGGAGTTTGCCTGCCAGTGGAACAGCTATATCGACAACAATAACTCAAGGTGTCGACGCTGTCACGCTTGGAACTCAAAGTGGAGGCTCTGCAAACTTAGGTTACTACGTCAGTGGAGCAGGAACGGCGTCTGCTGGACAGGTGTTTATTCCTGGCGTCCCTGCTGGATGCTCTGATGGCGTTGCTGGACACAACAATCCTGGTCACCCTACCATCGTCTATGTCCCTCTCAAGTTCTTCTTTACGAAGAACCCTGGTGCGGCTCTCCCCCTTATTGCCCTCCAGTATCACGAAGTCAAGATTAACCTCCTCTGGAACGATAACCAGACCATTTCTGGAGATTACAATCACGTGCCTGTCCCTGCGTCGCCCTCAAACGCCGCCATCTATACCGATTACATCTACCTGGACGTCGATGAGCGTCGTCGTATGGCACAGGAGTCTCACGAGTACCTCATTGAACAGATTCAGTACAATGAAGACAAGGGTCTTTCCGCCTACCAGAATCGCATTGACCTGACGTTCAACCACCCTGTCAAGGAACTCGTTTGGGTCGTTCAGCCCACCTGCTACCGCTCTTGTAAGGTCCCCATTCCTGGTTCTGGAATTAACACGACTGCCACGCCTGTCGGTGCGCGTTACCAGGGCAGCGGATATACTGCGACGGTTGGCAATCCACCCACTGGAATCCCCGCATACCAATCTTCAGGAACTGCTTCTTCAGTCAAGGCACAGAATATTAATCGCCTGACGCCTTTCACCTATGACCAGGTGGCAGTGTACAAGCAGCACCTCCAGATTAACGGACAGGACCGCTTTGACCCTCGTTATGGCGATTACTTCAATAAGGTCCAGCCTTACCAGCACCACACTGGAAGCACCAACTCCACTTACAACGTTCAGTATGTGACTTCCGCGACGAGCGCAAGTGCCGCAACTGGTGGACTCAGTGCTGGTGTCGGTTCTATGTCTTTCCAGTCGGTCGGACAGACTCGTCAGCCTGGTATTTACAGCTACAGCTTTGCCCTCAAGCCTGAGGAGCAGCAGCCTTCTGGAACCTGTAACTTCTCTCGCATTGATACTGCTACCCTCGTCATCCAGATGAGTGGTGATGTGACCGTCAGTGCCGCAACTGATAACACGTGGGATGTCCGCGTCTATGCCATCAACTACAACATCCTCCGCATTATGAGCGGAATGGCTGGACTTGCCTACTCCAACTAAAGTATTGGAACAATACAAATGTCTTCAGGTGCCGCTCCCCCTACTCAAACTACTGAAACCCCAAAGGTTCCTGCCACTGTAAGTGTCAAGCCTGAACACGTGACGTACGGTATTCTTGGTTCCCTTCCTATGCTTCTGTTTTCTCTCGGTGCCGCAAAACTGTCATACGATAAATTCCAGTCATTTGGATGGGCTATTTTAGCATTCATATTCAGTGGAATCTATTATCCATATTATGCGTTCTTCATAAGTGTCGCTGCTCCTCCTGCGATGGTCGCAGCAGGTCGGCGTATTCATAAATGGTAAATAAAAAACAGGTGTTTCAAAACACCAAATATGAACGTTTAAGAAACATTCATATTTAGTTTTATTTTAATCCAAATGTAGGATTACCATTCCATCTGGATATCTTCAATCCGACACGTTGCTCCATCGTTTCCAGCCAACTTCGCGTTCACTGCATCAATCTCGGCTTCAAATACCGATACATCCTCTTCCTTGTTTCCTTCTGGCAACTTCGTTTCATCAATGAGGATATCTACCAATCCAGTTCCACACGGCGGCTTTTGTCCAAACATAATGTTCGCTGACACACCCTTCATACTATCAAACTCACCACTCATTGCGGCATTAAAGAGAACCTTTGAAGTTTCCTCGAATGATGACCGAGCCAGAACTCCAGAATCGCTCTTACTCATTCCAAATCTGTCAGCCGACAAGATATATCCTGGAAACGTCATCGTATCAATCAATGTGATCATATGGTGGTAGTTGACATATGCTCCACTGAATACTTCCATGAACTCCTCGTACATTGCTCCACGCACAGCTTCAATCCCAAACACTTCCAGAATCTCGTGAACGTCATTTGAGAAGGAACGCATAGGATCTACATTTGGAATCGTCGATAAATCCAATAAGTTCGTTCCTTCCACATCCAACACAAACTGTTTTTGGGCGACATACCCTCCAATTGCTGGGTCATACGACAACTCAGATTTAACTTCACGAGGATATACTCGCCCAATACCGTCTACGCCAGTCAATACAGTATCCAGCATCTTGTCTTCAATGAATCGCAGAGATAAAGCGTTCTTCGCAATATCATTGCCGAACGTTACACGGACGACCAGTTTGTGTGAGTTCATGTCGCTCGTAATACAGTCAAACACTTTCAGGACTTTATTGTTCTGGATCTTGGCTGCGAGAGATGTTATATCAATATTACGTGCCTTCATTTCAACGCGGTCAAGTTCTAGACGCATAAGCCAACGAGATACGTTCTTATCATCTCCACTTGTGACACAGAACTTCGCATACGAACGTAGAACTTCTACATCTTCACGAACTGCAGTGCCTGGCGATGTAGGATTTGGGTCATAATAAATGCGAATGGATGTTGTAACATCTCTTAATGTAGTTTTCTGGACTTCTTTCATCATTCCAATCGTCAAATCACGTGAGAGTGCTACTTCTGGAGAAAGGTACACTACATTTCCAGGATTCTTGGGGTTGTGAGATACACTCAGAAGTTCAATGATACGTGGGACTCCTTGCGTCGCATTCGCCTTTACAGTTCCAGCAGAGTGGAATGTGTTTAGTGTAAGTTGGGTTGTCGGTTCGCCAATAGACTGGGCTGCGAGAGTTCCTACCATTTCTCCTGAATGGACGCGCGACTTGATATACTTGAACCGAATTTCACGAAGAACTTCATCAAACATATCCTTTGAAAGCCGAAGTTTCAAAATAGACTTCTTGGGAGCAAAGTAGTATCGCAGCAGAATATGGAATAACTTATTATGTTTCAGCCATTCTTCATTACACAGAGCAGATAACTCGGTGTTCACATAGGACGGAGTAAGGTCGGTCTTTACGGCATATGGATTGTTCGCTTTCTCGGAAATACGGCGGAGATTTACAGGAGCCATAATCTTTGATGACTTGGTGTATCGCAGAACGTTCTTGACAAGGAACTCACGATCTTCCAATATCTGGTCAATCATATCATTGCCTTCTGCTTCACCTGTCACAACAGTAGCAAACTCGGCTGGAGTTGCTCCAAAATCCATAAATATCTGTTCCATCGTCATTACACCCAAATTACATTCCTGTGCCTCAATGTTCACACTATCAATGCCATCACCAGCATATTGGAATTGGACAATAGAGTTATTCGCGTCACGCACAGTTCCGTCGTATGCTACGTGTAGGTCCTCCATCGTCTTCACTAACTTACGCTGAATGTATCCTGAATCAGATGTCTTGACGGCAGTATCAATAAGACCTTCACGACCAGCCATTGCGTGGAAGAAGAACTCGGAAGGACGCAATCCTGTAATGAAACTGTTCTCTACGAATCCACGAGATTCGGCTCCGTGATCGTATCTCGCGAAATGAGGGAGTGTACGGTCTTGAAGAGTATACTGAATACGGCGTCCAGCAATCAGCTGTTGTCCAAGAAGACCCATCATCTGTGCGATATTGAGGTCAGAACCTTTGGACCCAGACACCACCATTTCCAGCATTCGGTTCTTCTTCGGAAGACTGTCCATAATCTTCTTAATTAGCTCCGATGATGCGTCTTTCAGGGCATTCACCACCTGATTCTCAAGTTCTTCACCATCTGGACGTCCAGAGTTATTCAGAAAACTTCCTGAATGGACGCTAGATAGAATATCTCCAACAGCTTTACGACCCTTCTCTAAAGACGCCTGAATCGTCTTTTCGACTTCTTGACTTCGCACAAGATCCGATGCCCCAACTGAGAATCCAGAAAACAGATTGTATTTCGTAACTACATTCTGAACCTCGTTAATGAACTGACCACATCTTTCAGGACCGAAATCGTTATAGATGACGTGTAGAATACCGTCCATCAAGTTATCTTGTGATCCGCCAAACGCACTCTTTTTCAGAACACCTTCTGTCAGTTGTCCATCACGAATCTTGATGCTTCCATTGAAATCCATTAGTGGAAACGTGCTTGAAATGAGTTCCTGACCAGTGAGTGGCTGGTTCTTGCGACTGAATACAGATAAGGGTTTCTTCGTGCGTGCGAGAATATTCATTCCAATATGTTCAGGAACTTTCACTTCTTTCTGGGAAATACGGAATGCCCCAGTCAATGTATCTTGGAAGATTTCAATGATAGGCGAGTTCGTGCGTGGAGATATAATCTGACGAAGGACAGATGCCAGGAACTTCAGTTCTGTAGCTGCTGAAATGCTTTGAGGCACGTGCATATTCATTTCATCACCATCAAAGTCTGCGTTGTAAGGGCGTGTGGCAGACACATTCAAGCGGAATGTTGAGTATGGCAGAATCTTTACGCGATGGCATTCCATTGATGCCTTATGTAGCGACGGCTGACGATTGAATAGAACCACATCGCCATCAATCAGGTGACGATGGACGATATCTCCCTGTGTCAGGTTCAGAGTGTCTGTCTTCATATACCGCAGACTCAATGTCCTCTGTTCGTCGCGAATATATACGGACTTCGCACCAGGATACTTTAGTGGTCCGTTTGTGATGTATGCCATAAGACGGTCGCGATTGTATGGCGTGACGATTTCAGGGAATGTTAAGTTCATTGCGATTTCTTCAGGAACACCAAGTTCATCAACTTCAATGTTTGCGTCTGGAGTAATCACAGACCTGGCAGAGAAATCAACTCGCTTACCCATAAGGTTTCCACGCACACGCCCAGCCTTTGCTCCCATACGCGACTTCAGAGTCTTCAATGGACGACCTGAACGTTGTGCGGCAGGAGGAAGACCCTTGATATCGTTGTCGACATAAGTAGCTACATCAAACTGAAGCATAGCAGAATACTTGTCAATCACATCTGCGGATTCGCCCTTATCAACCTTCTCACGAAGACGCTGATTATTGCGGACAATATCAATCAGTTTATGCGTCAAATCATCTTCCATACGCTGATTGTCGTCCATCACGACAGAGGGACGAACGGTGAGTGGCGGAACTGCCAGAACCGTACAAATCATCCAATCAGGACGACTGAATGTGGCATTGAATCCGATTGCGTTAACGTGTTCACCACGAATACGCTGGAAACAACGCAAAATCATCTCAGGCTGAAGAGATATTGGCTCCAAAATATTCTTTTCATTTGAGAAGAACTCTGCGGATAAGGAAGCAACCGTATTTTCCAGCTTCTCGACTCGTTTAATCATATTGCTATGGCAATGAGGACACGGATACTCGCCACCTGGAGTCTTCTGCTTGTTTTTGAACTGGTTCGTGGCATCACGCACCGCAACGAATCTGTCCATTCCTTTCAAAGTCTTTGGGATTTCATTAAGTTTCTCATCGGTCATGTATGGGTTTGAGCAGTTCAAACAAACGACCTGAAGAACATTGCGAATAGTGTCAATGAACTGATACAAGTATACTGGACGAGCGAGACGAATGTGTCCAAAATGACCAGGACAAAGTAGATTTGTTTGTTTACATGTGGCACACACCTTGCCGTTCTCAATCACACCGAACCGAGAATCAAATACGCCACCATTCACAGGCGCTCCAGCTTGATATGTCTTATCGGTAGTTACCTCAACGACACTGCGTGATGTAATTTCCTCTGGGTTCGCGATACCAAACTGAACGCCAATAATAGTGTCCCCCATTCTTTCTATTACTTACTGCTCGGTCTATATTCTTTCGTTTTCAAGCAGCGTGAGTGAGTTTTAGAGTTAAATACCAAAATTCGTCGTCGCTGAGTATTTCGTTCATAAATTCAGGGGAATATTCATCTTCCATACTTTCAATCCAAAGCTGAAACTCTTTGCCTTCGCGTTTTCGAAACTTCACCTTTTCCTTGACTTTCATTCTTTTCAAATCGTGAAACACCTTGTGTAAAAACACTTGGACCGTATAAGGCTCGTCGCTCTCGTCCATGAAATTACGGACACTTGATTCCCACGCATCCATCCTATTGTAATTTCACACAGAAGAGTAATATGCCCAGAAAAACACTGAAACTAAAGGCAGTACGTCCGTCGCATAATCCACAGAAGAAATGGGACGCCGTGTTTGAGAGAGAAGGGCGTGAAAAGGTCGTGCCATTTGGAGCGGCAGGAATGTCAGATTACACGAAACACAAGAACAAGACTCGTAGGGCGCTGTATTTACAACGCCATAAGGGTATGGGTGAACATTGGGACAAGCCAGATACGGCTGGTGCTTTATCAAGATGGATTCTGTGGGGTCCTTCTACTTCGTTCCGCAAGAGTGTGAAGGCATACAAGAAGAGGTTTCATTTATAGTTTTTGGACTATAAACTGATAATATGCTATATTGTTGAATGTCAATCCTCCTATAATGCGAATCATGGATTTATACTCATTCGTGAATTTATCGATTCCCGTCTTTGTTTCTTTCCAATCATAGTCATCAAATATAATGTAACCTCCCTTTTTTAGTTTTTGAAAGCTCATACATCCATCTCTGTATACATACTCTGTTTCATGATTTCCATCAACGTAAACTATATCAAACAACTCATCTTGAAAAGTAGGGACTATATCATCCGAAAATCCACGGTGAATTTCGAACTTATTTCTATTTTCGCACTTAGAAAGATTTTCGTTAAAGGCATTCCAAATTTTGTTTTGTTGCCCCTTATATTCTATGTATTCGGTATAATCCTCCCAATGATCAATACAATATAGTTTAGATTTGGAGTTTGTTAGTTTTTCAGAAACCTGAATTGCATGAATTCCGTAGAAAGTTCCAATTTCGAGATAATGTATTGGAGAGTCATAGTCTATCTTAATGTATGGCATCCACCAGTTAGATGGTGACTTATACATTGGTCCAACGTAATCCTTGTAAGTTGGGTATTGCTCGCGGACTGTGTTTCGAGGTTTCTTTCTGAATGAAAGTGGTATACTAGACATTTACATAATCAACACATAAATCAAACGGTGGGATGTCCGAGTGGTTAAGGAGGGAGTCTTAAGAACTCCTGCTGAGAAGCGCGCGGGTTCGATCCCCGCTCCCACCAATATTTTTCATATTCCAATTGAACAACTGAATATAAGCAAACGCAATCGTTCCGATCACGACGGGGTACCAACTCTCCATTCTGATTTGAATGCGTTATTCTATTCTTCCGTTTGTTCCGCATCTTTAATTTCAGCCTCTGGTGCAGCAACTACTTCTTCCTCAGTAACTTCAGCCTCTGGTGTAGCCACTACTTCTTCCTCAACAACTTCAACCTCTGGTTCAGCCACGACTTCGGGGATTTGAACTTCTGTGGCAGGGTCTGCTTCCAGGAAACTGACTTCTGGAATCGTAACTTCTGTGACACTTAAAGTAGTCGTAGGACGGAATCGTCTGGTCCAAAGAAAAGACATTTATTAAAAACGAATAGTTTAATTCCAGAGAAGTATATACTCAAGATGGACGACCCAAAGACACGTAAAGAGAAAAAGAAGGATCAGCGTGAAAAGGGGGGCGGAAAAGACGGCAAGTATTCTACAAAACATGTTCGCACAGTAGAAGCTCTGAAATCAAAGAAGTGATTTCCTTGTTACGCGAAACGTTCGCTTATGGTCTCTCGATTTGGAGTATCCGTGTACGGTGCGTCTACAAGTTTTTCCCTTATACGTCTTTTTCTCGCATCCGCTCGTGTAATACATAACTCTTTGGACATATCCCCTGTAAGACGGTATTTCTGTTCGTGTTTTTGATGCAACGTGTTTCAGGAAACCATACATCCACTTCATATACGTTTTGCGACTCTCTAACTTTACAGGGAAATGCAGCTCTAGTATTGCTTTGGAAGGGTACACCTCTGCGAGCTTTTTCAAAAACATTCGTTGTGTAGCCATATCGTCTTCTGTCGGCTCTTCAGGGTAGTTTGCGGAAATAGAGAACAGAAAATCACGACCTAGAACGCCATTTATTTTCATTGTTTCGTATTTGTGCTTCACGTCCTCGAATGATGGGTCTGGACCTGGATTTACAACGGCAGGGTCATCTATACACTGTGTCCTCAACTTATTGTTGACCATATTGTGCAAATCGTATAACCACTTTCCTGCTTCGCCCTCTAACGGCATCTCTTTCACAAACTCGGTCGTGCTTTGACGGCAGAACTTACACGGCAACACATCTTTCATCATTAACAAAACTTCTTGGGGATTTTGGACTCTAAACGCAATCCAATGAAATAACTGCCATCCACTTGGACCCCAGTATCTTGTGTCGATACCCATTACATTCTCTAAGGGAAAACTTAAATGGCGTGTCCGTATGCCTTCGCCCTCGGTGTTCCCGGAAAGGGATTTCATTCATATCGCTTCCTAGGTCTTGCATTAGGGGACACTCTCGGAACAATCCTCTTTGCTATTATTACGGCGTATCTTACCAATACTGGGTTCTGGTGGAACTTGCTTTACTGGTGGATTGCTGGCGAAGTCCTTCATTATTTGTTTGGAACGCCTACGGCTTTTTTGAAAATGATAGGCATTCATCCGAAATGTTCAGCGGTCTAAAAAAAGAATCTAGTGTCTTTGACAAACAAATGGACAGCCGTCGTCTTCTTCTCACTATTGCTATTGCGATTGTTATTGGTGGTGCTCTGAAGGATTTCTTCAGCTCTATTACCCACGGTCTGGTTGCGCCCCTCATTGCGGCTGCGTTTCCCTCCGTCCAGTCCACTGTGACTGGTCTGGTCATTCAGGTCGGCCCTGTCAAGCTCCAGGTCGGCGAGGTCATTGGTGCGACTGCCACCCTGCTGATTGCCCTCCTCGTGGTTTCCCTGACGCTGCCCTACATCAAGGCGTATGCGCCCATCAAGGGAGCTGCTCGCCCCTCTATGTAAAAAACTATACTAAATGAATAAAGATGGGTTGGTTTGATTTAAGTAGTTGGATTCCGAATCGTTATGCTCAAGATGCTCAGCAAATGGCTCCCAGCGCTCCTGCTACGCTAGGAACCGCACCTGAGACACCAGGATACACTGCGACTGGAGCTCGTCGTCGTTTCCCGAAGTCCAAGAAAGGCGGCAAGAAGATGCGTAGTTCAAAGAAGACATCGCGTCGTTAAATCAACTTAAAGTTCTTCCATCCGCCCTTAGAAAACTTCCCAAACTGAAGCTCTATCCGCTTCTCCATATCACCGGGCAGCAAACTACGCTGACCGTTTTCGTCCATCCAGGACTTGAACGCTCGTCGTAAAGTTGCCCTCGTAACTGGCTCACTTTCCTCTCCTTCTTGGACAAGCGAAATCGTCTCCGTAATGAACTTCGCAATCGCATCGTTCTCGTTGCGGTAATCGCTCGTGTACTCTAGAACCGCTTGAGGTGCTGCCAACTTCCGCAGTCCTGTTCCTTCCTTTAGAATATGAACCAAGTAAGCGAGAAATGGTGTTGCCCATTCTACGCTGTTTACTGAGAACTGGATACTTTCGTCCAGCGGAAACTCATTCGGCGCAGATGGCTTTTGAACAAATTTTGAGACGAAGTTGATGACTACAAGACGACGCCAAGTACCATTATCAGTCGTATTAATCTTAGGTTTGTCATTACACGCCAAATGGAACTTCGCAAGAACCTCAAACTCGCTACCAGATTTGAATAGATCACGAGCAAACATCTTCTCGCCCGATGACATCAACTTCATCTGACCAGTATTCAGTGCCACTGCCTCATCTGGTTCCTGCATTGTCACGAATCTGCGTCCCTTCAATCTTGCTACCTCTGGAGCAGCTGCTCCAGACCCTGGACGTTTCTGCGTGAACAGTGTGATTGGAACCGTACACGCATACTCGCCAAGAGCCTTTGCCATCAAGTTCATAATCATTGACTTTCCGTTAGAACCAGACCCAGTCAGAATATGAAACTTCTGAGCCGTGTTTCCCCCAAACAGATTTGTCGCAAGATGCTGTGTAAAGTAATTACGAACCTCTGCGTTTGGAAGTACTCGGCTAATGAACGTCTCAACTTGGGGCCACGCAGGATAGTCGTAGTAAGGCTTGTCTGGGTCGTAATCGATTCCTGTAGAGAAAGAGATGTAATCTTCTGGCTTTCCAGGACGCATCTTGAACGTATCCAGTTCCAGCACACCATTATTGAAAGCGATAAGGTCCTTGTTTGAATCAACCTTCTTGTTAAATTGGTCATCATAGAACAGCTCTCGGCACTCTCGCATTAGAGATGACTTGAATCCAGTCGTCTTTAGTTTCGTATAAATTCGGTTAAATGCCTCGCGCTTTTGTTCAAGCAGACAATAATCGCAGTTCTTACAGTCTCCCCCCTTATCTCCGCCATTACAAGTAGTGAGTCCTCGCTGGCTCATATCATTCTGAATATCCCTCATTCGGTCAAAGAATATGCCTGCTATCTGTTTAGAGAACTTCAGCATAAGGTCTACTCCCTGATCAGTCTCTTGCCATACATGTCCCATCCATCGATACCAAACAGTATTTCGGAAATCTGAACATTTGTAATGATCGCGAAGCTTGGCGTGAATGACAGACGCAACATCAAACTCTGTTCCAGAACACGCCATCTCAATGAGTCTGTCAACATTCGTTCGCTCGGCTTCATCATATCCCTCGCGGTCATCTTCTCGTGACCAAAACCGAAGTGTAGGCTCACCAAGTCGGTCTCCATCATTGCGGTAAGGAAGCGAGTTCCACTTTTGGATACAGTCCGATTCATTGTACTTTTCCCACTGGGCGCTGAAATCGAGAAACACATCCAGCAAATCTGGATGAATATTGTTTAGACAAATACCGACTTGAACCCATTTATCGTAATCTGTGAACCTTTCCTCTTTTAGATTCATAGTGTGTTCTTTCAGATACTCCTTCTTTTCAGGCGTCAATGGCTGTAGAATTCGACCAGCAGGAGATGACGCACGAGAACTTGGTTTCTCAGAACGCTGGGGAGCTCGTCCCCTCTTCCTCTCACCAACAACTCGTCCATCCATCTGAATCTTGTTGCGAATACCCTCATAAGTTGCCTTCGCTGCGTCCGTCATTGGAGTCTCGTCTTTTGGGTCGCGATGTAGAGATAGGGTCTTCAGAAGGTCTACACTAACTTTCGGTATATCCTTAATCACATTAATTTCGTCATTGGACCATTTTAGGATATAGGAAGTGATGTAAGGCAGGGCATCTGGATCGTTCTTGCGAGACCCATACATCGTCCACGGCTGGGACCGATTTAAAACTGCTTCATCATAGACCTTCTCCCACGTATCGTTGAGTGGAAGACCCTGAAAGAACTCGTCCATGCGAGGAAGGAGGGCGCGACGGATGCTTTGTTCAATGTATTTGTGCGTACATACATTTGGGACAACTATGTGAATTCCAGATTTGATGCGATGCTTCTTGGCGTCCAATGTTGGTCGTCTCTTTTCCATAATGTAGATATCTACACTCTCGGGGATTTGTAGATGTTGTTTCATTTCAGTCATATAAGCTTTGCAGAATGAAATGACTTGGTCTTGTGTGTGTAGATGTTTCTTTACTTGGGTAGATTCGTCATAAATGAAGTCAAAATCAATGCGTAGAGGACCGATATCCGAAGACCGCTCGGTTAAGAAGATACGCTCACCTCCGTCCTCAAGCGTTTCGACATACAGTTCATAAAACGTTTGACGGTCATCTTCGTTGATGAAATACTTGCCTCCTCCGCCTGAAAGAGACCCATTCAAACTCGTATGCGTCCAGTTCTGTCCACTCGCCTGCCGAGTTGGGTGGTCAAGGAACTTGCGTAGAGTGTTATTTTCCGCCATTCGTATCTGTGTCCTAGACTACTTTTTGGCGGCGGGTCCGTTTTGAACGCACTTCATTAAAAACGAAATTCATACTTTAATGTATGTATTTGGTAATCATACAATGAAGTTCTGTCCAGTTTGTCGTAATATGCTGTATGGCATTGACGAGGATGTTGTCGACGGCGAGAAGACCGCAGTCCTGTCCTGTCGCAAGTGTTCCTACAAACAGCCCATCCCTCAAGACAATCCTGTCGTGTATGAGCATATCCTTCGCCAAGAAACATCTAACAACTACGCGATGAATCCGTATTTAAAACACGACCCCACCCTAGAGCATTTGACCAATGTTATTTGCCCAAATGCTGAGTGTCCTACAAAGACCGCGAACAGTCCGCCAGATGTTGTTCCTGTTGAGATTGATAGCAAGAAACTGATTTGGATGTATCAGTGCGTCAACTGTAATAGAACATGGACTCAGAAATCTCGTGCCGAGTAATAAATGCCGTCCAAATCAATGTCTCGCAAATTCTGTAGTTGTGTCAAAAAAGTAAGCAAAACAATCAAGGCTCGTTCAGGGTCAACGAAGGAACAAGCCGCAATCGCAATATGTACAAGAACCCTTCTTTTTCCACGCGGAAGGACCCTGAAGAGGTTCAAGTGTCGTGGCAAGAACCGGGTAATCACTCAGAAGAGGAAGTAAGTGCCTTCCAACTGACTGGAAACTTCTTCTCAAGTTCTTTTCCAATTTCAGTAGCGTACCATCGGATTTCTCGCTGAGCATCTGGACTCGTTCGCAAGTTGTATAGTCTTGCGTACGCTGCCAAAGAAGCAGTCTCGACAAACTCAGTATACATACTTTGAGGAAGCAAACATCGTGCGATTTCAGGAGCTACATTCATCTTTAGAAGGGTTTCGTATGCAGTAGTTGCCTGTCGCACCGTATCGTCAAACACCATTCGTGCGTCAGATGCTGACTGCACTTCATTCTCACGACTTCCCTGCTTTGCCTTGGGGTCACGTTCACGAAACTCTGAAATATCTGGAACCCAGCATTCAGGTGCGTCACTCACATATCGCCTAGACACTTCATTACGAGAGAACCCAACTGTGTGGCGATACCACTCTCTCGCAACGAAGATAGGCATCTTTAGACGAAACTGAATTTGGGGATGAAAGAACGGAGAGTTGTGATCATGTTTTGCCAAATACGAAATAAGCTTTTCATCCTGTGCTGAAAACTCGTGAGATTCCTTTGCGAAAGAAACACGTGCCGCATTTACGACCATAAGGTCATTGCCCATACACTCTAAAAGTTCAACGGATCCCATTAGTATATACAAAACGGAACCGTTTAAAACAAACACTCCAAAAGACAATAAGAGATGGAGCAGTTACGTTTTGATTCAAAGGTCATTCATCCTGAAGTCCAGTCGATTGATCGTGATACTGTCGGAACCGCAAATCGCATCACGCTTCCTTATTATTCCAAATACGAGTACACGTCATTAATGGGTATTCGCGCCCAACAAATTGCTGATGGAGCAAAGCCTATGATTTCCCTGGACGGACTTCAAACTTCCCATCCGCAGTTCGTATGGACTGTCGCAGACCGTGAAATCAAAGACAGAGTTCTGCCGTTCATTATTCATCGTCGTCTTCCCGATGGCATTTCGGAGTATTGGAGTGCAACCGAGTTAAGCGTTGTGTGGTAAATATATATAAATGCGAGTGTGTATCGGCATAGTTTGTATTGGACAAAGGTATTTGTCCGATTTTGAAGCCACTTTCAAACCTTCCGTCATCAAATACGCACAAAAATACGGATACGACCTGAAAATCTTTACAGACTTTTTGGATCCTGGTCATAAACACCCAGATTCGATTTCGTTCCAGAAATGTTTAGTTCCTCAAGCTCTTTCCGAATACGATGTCGTTGTTGTTATGGATGCCGATATTTGGATATCTGATTCCGCTCCTCAAATCCCTATTTGCGAAAAGATTGGCATTGTGAATGAAGCCGCCCAGTTTCCGCCAGACGTGTATCGTTTACTAAACTTCGTGTCTCAGCCGACGGAATACTATTCTCTTGCTGGATTTTCGCTGGAAACAGATAAGATTTTGAATACTGGATTCATTGTTTGTAGACCCACACATCACGCTACGTTTTTAGCAGATGTGTACGCAAAATACATTGATAGTTCTCCAAACCATCCTAGACGTTTTCATTACGAACAAGCGTGTATCGGATACGAGCTTCAATCCCAATCTCAGTTTGAACTTCTTTCAAATCAATGGAACTCTATTTATATTTTTTACACGTCTCTCAATATCCCCATTCATGGAGTGTACGGTCTCCACTTCGCAGGACTTGGTGGGTCAAGCCGTGCTTCTGAACTAAGACGGTATTTAACCGTTCAGACTCCGCAGCGTCTCCTCCGATGGGGGATACGTCAATAAAGGCTCTGAGTGAGGAAGTGGGGGCTGGAGCATGGACGGAGCATCAAACCCTAATGTCTTATTCGCCGACTGTAAGTCCACGCTGTATCCTGGCTCAAACCGAATATCGTCTGCGACACTGTCCAAATACATTTGACGTTCAGGCGTTTTTGTGTACGTCGACCACTCGCGAATCAAGTATAGACCTACACCTGCGAGAACTACAGCCGTAAGGGGCATCTTTAGGACAAATAAGTATACAAACAGAAGTCCTAGAATCACGAGAGACATAGAGTGTGACGTGAACTCCAGCACAGGGTATAACACAGGTTTCCATAGAAGGGTGGTGGACAACAGTCCGACCGTAAGTGCGAATCGATGGTCGTTGTTCATTCTTATTCTTTAGTAGAAAACGAAATATACACGAAAAGGGAGTATTAAGACAAGGACAAGATGATTATTCCAATTCGTTGTGTCACGTGTAATACTGTCATCGCAGGTAAGTGGGAGGCGTATTTGAAGCTAACCAAGGAGTATCGTAAGAATCTTGGTCAACCTGAAGAGATGGTATATTTGACTGCGACCACTACCAAGACCGCGGAGGGTAAGGCATTGGATGAACTGAAAGTCACAAAGATTTGTTGCCGTCGTCATTTCCTCGCACACGTGGATATGCTGTAATATAATCCATTACAAAGACAAATGTCCTATACGGAATATATGAACCGCAAGAAGGCGGCGGCAGCAGTTATTTTGGATACTCGCCCCAAGATGGACGCGTCAACATACACTCGTCATACGCGTGTTGTGGCAGCCGCAAACGTGTATGCCCCCACAAAGAAGGTTGTTGGAAACATTAATGATATGATTACGCGTGTTGGTCGCGATAATAATGCCGTGAAAGCAGGTGTTCAGGTTACTTTGGCGACTGGACAAGGTGGACGTGTTCCTGATGGAAGCACTTTTTCAGATTACGCGGCTGGTCGTGCTGCCGAAATGGATTACAAGAATGGTCCTCCACTTGGGAAAGTCACTCTGAATTCAAATACCGCTGGAAGTTTGAGCGGATGTATTGCAATATCTGGACCCCAGCCTCAATCCACTGGTGTAATGTCGGCAAACACCGTCCCAAGAAACGCAAGCAATAACACGAAGGATATTCTTTCATGCAAAGAATACACTGCTGAGCCTCATACTGATACGAATACTCCCGTCCAGAAGGGAATTCATCGGTTCGTGGATGATACGATTTCTTTGAATTCAGGGACTTATAGAATTGGAACTGGAAGTTACGGCTCTACTGGGTCAACTATTGGGTCCTCTAACTCTATTGTAGGAGTTGGAGCGGATGGACTTGCTGGAGGCTGCCCTACTGCTATTCACGCGTACCCTGAAGTCAGACGCCGTGCTGCTTGGCAGGCTCGGCCTTCCAAGGGTTCTGGCGGTCTTTTCAATCCCGTCGTGCCGTCGCAGGACCATCCTCGCAAGGTTGGTGGCATTGATCCTTCCGATTTCCACAAGTTTGTTGGAAAGCATCACGGAAATGATTTCAATGTCAATCCTCGTCGTTACCCCCAGACGCCTTTCCGCATTCCTGCTGGAACTCCTGCTCATCTCAAAATCAACGACGAACACAGAGGTATATAAACACTCAATACATTCTAATCTTAAATGCTCTTCGTGTGTTCGTCAGTATCTAAATTCACAGAGTTCAAAGAGATTTTCAAAAAGGAGAATGAATCGTCGCAATGGGTGGATATCTCGAATGTACCTTCTGACAACTTAATGGAACAATGCGATGCCATTTTATCGCATCATACAAATCCGTGCGTCTTTTTAGGATATTTGGAGCCTGGATGGATGCTTGAATCTCCTCACCAAACACGATTAAGAACTCTTTTTCGTAAGTTTCCAGTTGGGTTCGTGTGTGAGTTTCCAATCAGTATTCCTTTCTCGTGGAAAAACGAAACTCATACCATTTACACGACTTAACGCATCAAACAGTATGGACATTCCAGTTCTATCCACAATGGTTGTGCTTTACACTACCAATTTGAAGTTCGATACCTCCAAATTGGTGGAGTCAGTGCCTCTTTCTACTGACCTTATTCGTGCCGAGAAACGCGGCGTTTTAAAGAAGGGAGAGAGTAAGCGTGATTCAATCAAGAGGAGGTCCAAGAAAGAACCGTCAAAACATACGACTGGGTTTGGAAATAACTCAATGACAATCGTCATGCTTAATGACGGAGATGGACATTTACGTAAAAAAGAAATCACAATCAAGATTTTCCAAAATGGAGTGTTTCATTTAACTGGCGTTCTCGATGATTTATATGACCAGAGCTGTATGCGTATTCTTGTGAAAACTCTATGGGAAAACTGTAGAGACGCAATTATCAATCCTCCAGAATCCCCAGAAATACTGAATCGCAGAGTGGTTCTTATGAACTACACTACCAAACTTTCAAACTTGAAAAGCGTTCCTCGTGAAGCCCTTTACACTGCCATTCGTAACGCTCGTATTGAAAATGTATCGAGTCATTACGACCCAGATGTGTATCCTGGTGTAAAGATTCACATTGGACCTCAAAAGTGGATAGCAAAAGTATTCCGCACTGGAAAGATTATTCTTACAGGCATCACAACAAAAGAACAATGTTTGGAGTTCGTTACTCAACTAGGAGACCTTCTTCAAACAACTATGCCGTCGCCTTCGTTCAACAAGGCATCTTAATATAAAAGTCAAATGTAATAGAAATGTCGTCATTGAACTCTATACAAATCCAGGCACTTGTGCGTGATATGGACGGAAGTATGCGTCGCCATAAAGGTATGAAGCGCAGCAACCAAATCAAGTATCGCGAGAAAGTCGTGGAAGAAAACAAGCACTTATACGAAGTGTTTCCCACGATTTTTGAGATGCATTATGAAGGGAAGTTGGATGAAACATTTTTTGAAATGTTGAAGCTTCGTCGTAAGATTGAGGTTGGAGAACTAACAGAAGACGACGCTTCAAAAATCGTAGGTCAAAAGCTTTTTGATAGATATGTGGCACCTGTTGTTGGACAGACTCCAGCTGAACCAGTAACAAAGCCATTAACCTATGAAGAATTCTATAAACAATTTGAGTCACCAAAGGATAAGGATGGCGCACAATGAAAAGCCCCATTTATTGGGAAATCCATACGTCTTATGGAATTCTCGTCCAGCCAAGAATGGTCAGCCACCACCATGTATTGGACAATGTAATATCAACATTGGAACCCGAAAGGTCGGGGCAGCAATGAAACGTCTCCCCCAGATTTTCATGGGTCCAAAATCCAAGGACCAGATTCTACAAAAATGGGATCCTGTTTCAAGAACTTTGGTCAATTTACATTGTGCATGCATATCTCCTCCTACTCTCATAAATAATGTAGTCTTAACTATTTCATATCCAGTCTATAGTTCTCCAAACTACTACAGCGACTATACTATTTCATTTGAAACGAAATTTATTCCAATAAATGAACCTATTCAGTATTCTGTTTTCAATATAACAAACCCAGCAACTCCTATTTTCACTCAAACAATATATTCATCTGATCAGAGTGGATTTTCATATTCTGGGATTGGAATATCTGGCGAATCATACTATGCAGTTTTAACATATAATGGAAATAAATTCAAATCTCCGATTATTAAGATTTCATTAATAAACATAACTAATTTTAGTGCCTCCAATAACGGTACTGGGTTCTATGATATTACATTACAGTGGAGGAGCACCTTAAACGCGATACCTGGCAACGCTGCTATATTATACAACTCGCTAAATGATGGGTATAATAATGCTAGTCAATACGGCGATGATCATATTATAGATATACAGGACAGTCCATTCATATTTCACGATGTTCAACCTCTAACTGCGTATTATTTTGCAGAAGTAACTTTTAATAATGAGATATTTCGGTCTGTTAGAATTCCTCTTCAAGCACCATCAATAAGTATTAATAGTTTCTCGATAGATACAACAACTCCGAGTGCGAGTATTTTTACTGTGAACTTTTCAGGAAATCTTTTTTCATCGGGATATAGCCAGTTTACTTATGAGGTATACGATAACGGAACATCGCCAGCTCCGCCATATGGAGGAGGCACACGCATAGGACAAGTTACTAATTTACAGGCAGGGTCTTCGATCATTACATATTCCGTAATAGAAGGTCGTTATTATTATCCAAGGGTTTTTGGTGGTTCTGTCGATACGTTCTCTCCAGCAATTTTATATTCGAATACTTTGCCAATACCGTATGGTCTCAATATAACATACACAGATGCAGTTGGCAGCATGACATACACATTTCAGTATGATACGACCCGTGTTGCTGCTGGAGTTTCATTGACATATATGTTATTTAGCGCTACAAACTCAAGTGGAGCTGGATTAACACCTATGTTGGGGAGTAGTCCAGGCGTTCCATCAAATGGAACTGGAAGTCGTAGCGGTACAGCCACATTTATTTCTGGACATTCTTGGTATATCGTAAAAATTTACAATGGAGCCAGTATATTAGCTACTTCAGCTTTTAATCAGTTTATACCACCTATATACATTAGCGCAATCACAATCGGAGAGGGGTTGCCACAAGATGGTGTATACCAGTCTATTATCAATGTTAGCTATGATGTAATTGCAGTAGCGTTGCCTTTTACATTATATGGAACAAACTCGAATACGCTTGATACAGAATACGCAACAGCTATATCGACCTCATATTTTGATAGTGATCCAGCAACAAATATATCGATATCGTTCCTTTCTAATGTGTATAGCGCGTATTTCATAAACGTTCTAGGTAATATCGACATATACTCAACTCATTTGTTTACAAGAATCGTTCATATAACCAGCCCACTCGTTGTTACTTTAAATCAATCGACATATAATTCGCTACTGTATACAATTGGTTACACTTCCTCAAGTGGAACGCAGGTTGATTTTACAGTATATGGGTTTGATGGTTTAAATGGCGACTCGCCGTATGACGATTCAAATAATACAATTTGTTCGACACAAACATCGAATGCGACATCTGGTACATTTTCTGGATCATTTCCGTATAATAGTTCATTGTATTCATTTTATGCTAGATTTGTGGTAAATGGAGTGACATATTATTCGAATTATACTAATTCCTTTATATCGCAAGATGCTATTCAAGCATTTGGAACATACGCTATAGTTTCGCCATATTTACCATATTCATGTAGATTACTTGCTGAAGGAAATTTTGGGGAGGACCGTATCAATACTATAAACAATTTTTCAATATCTGCCGATTTTACACTAACATTCAAAATACCATCGCGACCTGCTGCAGCATCCTCAATATCAATACGGTTAACCGAATCTGTTGGCGATAACTATGCTGGAGTTGTATTATATCTAACAGCTGATTTCACAAAAATATCTATAAACGTAAGTGGCAATGACGGACAAATTTATCTCAGTCCAGACAATTATAACGCATTTGATTCAAACACACAATTCACAATCAAAAGAACAGCTACTAATGTATTTATATTCCAAAAAGACAATATTAATATCATATCGCCATACATTTTTCCAACGCAATTCAATACTTTTATTCCGACTATAACACCAGGCACTACGAATCTAGCAGCATCATGGACAATAGATATTATATCAATCACTGGATCAGCAGTTTAAGCCTCACTCTTAAACTCGTCGCGCATTTTCATCAGTAATCGTCCCATCTTGTTCTGTCCTCGCCATTTGGATGGCGATTTCGATTTGACTTGATACATTGATGTTCCAATACCCCAATACATATCACGAGGATTGGCTTCTCCAATCATTCTGTCGCCCGTATCCACTAACTGCTTACGCAGATTTGGATGCTGGACGAATTTGGCTCTTACGCCTTCTTTCATAATCTCGTCTCTCTTTGATTCCCAAACATCCTGATTGAAATCCTTGACTTTCTGTCCTAACGCTTTCGCTGCTTTGGAAGTCTTTGCTTTCTGGATTTTCGTATACATTTCATCGTCCTTAAATACTTTTGCCTTTTGGGCTTGGAAGAAGTGTTCTACCGTCTTGAACTCTTCATCGTTGATTGTGATTTTATGGTCGGACATATTACTGAAGTTCCGCCATTCTCCGCCAGATTCATCAGGTCGTAGAAACAGAATAGGTTCAGGTTCAGGCTCCTTTTTCTTCAAAGTCTTCTTCTTTGGCGTCTCTTCTTCCTTCTTAGGTTCAGGCTCCTCCTTCTTGCGCCCAGCTCCCTCTTCTTCCTCCTCTTCCTCTTCAGGCTCTTCTTCAGGTTCCTCTTCAGGCTCCTCTTCAGGCTCCTCTTCCTCTTCACGACGCTCAAACACGAATGACCGATTCAAGAATGAGAACGCCTTTTGGTCATCATTGAACCGAAATCGGCGTTGCGCAGAATACCATTCTTCAAATAGTTTCGTCTCTTTCAAGTCAAATCCGTGCTTGTTCATTATTTCCACGATCTTTTCAAACGGAACTAAATACTCAACTTTGGGTTCCTCAAAGCTTTCCAGTAATACATTCACACCCATTCCAAACTTTGCGTCTTCTTCCCAAGACCCTGTTTCCTCGTATTCTTTCGTATACCGTCCTGCCTCCGAATACTCTTCAGACCCAGATATCTTAGACCCAAAGATTTGCTGCTTCTTTCCAAGCATAAGTGAGTAAATGGATTTTCCGTCAGAACATGTTCCAAAGAATCTTCCAACACACGTATCCTTCAAGTTCTGTGCGAACGCCGTGAACATCTCTTCCGATTGACACGCATAATGAAGAGCAAACTGACACCCAACAGTATCGAACTTATTAAGTCCATCAAAGTTCTTCAAGTACGGTGTGCTTCCTGATTGCTGTCCCATCAGAATAGGCATATACTTATCTTCTTGGCTGAATAGCGGATTGTGCGTCATATCTCCCTGCAATAACAGGACTGGCGGAAACTTCTTTCGTACATCTTCAGATTTCTTCTTCAAATACCGAATTGCGGACCCACGAATTGGAGATGTGATATTGGATAACGATAAATCAAGTGTCACAATCTTTGATGGATGTTGGTCAATGATCTTGAATAAATCACCGCCAGACCCTGCTGCGATTTCCAAATGCGTCTCTTTCGGCTTCATAAGTTCCCTGTACATTTCCCCCTTGATATGGTTATGAAAGTTGTAGACGTCCGAGAATACACGCGAGTTTCGCTTAATATCTTCGCGATAATAGGCATCGTCTTCTACGATTTCGTCGATTGGATTTGTAATCAAGTTTGAAATCATATCTCTTGAAACAGGAACGTGAATAGATGTCCAAATATTATTCGCAACATCCACATCGTTTCCATAGTTCTGTTTCTGTAAGACCTTGAGCTGATACGTCTTGTCGTAGCGTGTTCGCATAACCGACCATCGTTTCTTTTCCAAATCGTAGGAACATTCCACAATCGTATTTGTTTCCACTTTATGTTTATCGTGGTCAACGCTAATACCCTTATCGTTCACTGGAAGATAAATGCGGTAAGCGTCTGGAGCTTGTGGCGTTGGAGGCTGGAAGAACGAAGGAATACGTCTTGCTCGTGCCGTCAATCGTTGTAGTTCAGCAGGAAGCTGACGAGGCACGTATTCTCCATTCATAGTTTCACGAGGATACAGAATCACATCTCCTGCGTTTCTCGATACGAACAGTTCTCCTTCACGCACATTCGTCTTCAACACTGGATCAAACTTCACAGCTTCTTCTGTGAATCGAAGTAAGAAATCAATACTGTTTTGTGTTTCTGGTTTCCATTTATACACGCGCATCCAAGTACGTCCATTCAAATCTTCCGATGGTGCGACTGGCGAATCGCGAGGCGTAAAGATAAGACCGTCCGTTTCATACTCGAACTCTTTTGCCAACATCGTTTGAATCGCCTGTTCCATAGCAGGACCGTCTCCTGCCATAAACAACTTCGTCTCAATCCGCATAGGTTCCAAAGATGGCTGACTCGTGAACTCCATTCGTAAATCTTTCACGAACTCGTTCGCACATCCAAGACGAGACTTCAATGGATGTGTCAACAGTTCATCGTCTGTCGTCATAAGAGGTAAACCCTTCACATCCTTGTTTCGGAATCTGTAGACATCAAAGATACAGAACAAGTTCTTTTCAGGAATGAACTCGCCATCCACGAAATCACCAGTGTGTTTACTAGAGTTTGCAGTAATACCACTCCATACAATCTTTCCGTTTGATGTGATTTTCAAGACTTTCAAATCTTTGGCGACATACAGACCAGACCGTTCGCCGTCCGCCTTGTTTGTAACCGTATACCCTTTCGTGACATTATAGGGGTTATCGCTACGAATATGTCTACGCATCATCGTAACGATATTGTAGAAGATATGTCCACTATCATCGAACTCCTTTCTATACTTATCCATCCCAGGAACAGACAGAAGGAAGGGAGTTTGGTAATAAGCCTTTGAGAGTTCTGTCATAATCTTCAATAGTTCATTCACGATTTCTCCATCTTCAAGTTTAGTGTTTTTATCAATGAACTCAATTTCCACCTCATACTTGTGCGGATTTTTTAGAATGCTTGAAATAGTCTTTGTAGTTTTGTCCTTTGATTTCACCATTGAAATATCAATTTGAAATAGGTTATTGCGTGTCATATAAGATTTGCGTGTGATGATACGAACATGAGCCTTTGGATCGTTTGGGTCATTGTCTGAATCCTTCTTTAATGGCGTTTCAGTTCTCAATGTGAACCTAGAACTGATATCTGGAATATCAAGAACGTCTTTTCCGCCATACTTCTGCTTCTTTTCAACACTCAATGGGATTCCACGCAAAGAGTTTGTCATACACACTTTATGTATGTTTTCCGCACTGCGAACAGATACACGAACATCGCCAGGATACGATAGTGTCATATACGGCTCTTCGGTGCGTGTTTGGAACGATATAGATTCCGCAGCACGAATGATTCTGTCAGCCACATCTTTCGTCTGAACCAACCCAGAAAGTAGTTTACATTCGACTTCCACTTTCGGATTGCTTTTGGCGACCTTTACGTATTCTTTCAACGTAGTCTCCATCTGAGGAGTTATAAATGACTCCATCTGTCTGTTATGTTAAGCTTGGATGAAAACTTGTCCGTTTTTATTGTACCATTCTTTCATACGTTTTGCGTGTTTTCACATCCTCGTCCATACGCTTACGCTGATCAAGTAAAAAATGGATATACTGGTCAATCTCGGCAAGACACTCGTCATTCAGTAAATCGGTGGAAATAAGAACGCCAGACTGGGTCTTGGTACATTGGTCAGTATACTTGCGGATGATTTCAAGGACTTGAACGTGTTCGTTTGCGTCCATAGAATCCAGCTGGTCCTTCATCCATTCTTTCTTTGTTCGTGCAACAGTATTCATTTATGTATTTGTAGGCGTCGTTGGTTTAAGTCTTCTCCGCTTTGGTTTATCAGAGTTCGCAACTGGAACAACCATAATACTCTTCTCCTCGCCTGATGTAGCAATAGGCATATGAACTTCCTGTGCCTCGTCGGCGAGTTGTTCTGGCGGAGGAGCCGCCAATGACTTCAGCTTTCCAACCACAATCACACTTTCATCGCCCTGCTTGAACTGCGTTCCAACAACTTCAAACTCAATTTCGTCGTCTGGCTTCACATTCTCAAACTCTTCATTCCCAATATGAAGGTCGCGAGGAATGAGGACCTTTATTGGGTCTACTTCTGCGTGAATCCCAATCTTACTACGAAGCGTGACTGGAGCCTTGAACGTTTGACCAATATGCGGAAGACAAATATCTGCGTGGAAGGTCACGAAATAGTCTACGCCTCCTTTTAGAACATTCGGTCTGCCGATAGACCAACTGAGAACAGACAGACTGTTTTTATGGATGTATCCCTCCCCAGAACACCTTCCCTGATATTTTACTTTTAGTTGGGCTAGAAGATTGTTACGAATATCCTTCTGTAACTCCTTCGAATGGATATTCACTTTCTTGATCAACTCGCGTCTCTCAAATAGTGGGTCCATCTCTAGTTATTAAAGCCTTCACATTTTTAAATCGGTTTTTCACCACAGATGTAAAACATACTTTGTAACTATGAGAACAATCGCGATTCCACCAATCGTTCCAAACGTTGCAAAAAACGCAGTCCACATGGCACTGAAGGCACCACTCGCAGAGAACGTGTCTCCAAAGTAGTACTTGTACGCAATATCAAACATTTGGTTGACAGTTGGAGAGGCTGATGACCCAAGGGGGTACGTATCGTCCCCCAAAACCTTGGTTTGAAGACCAAGAATATTCGTTTGTTGTTTTGTGGAGTCTATCCTGTACTGTATTTGTTTCTTTTCTTCATCCGTTTTTGCAGTGCCAAGTTGTTTATTAAATACTTCTAGATTCCGGTTTAGCTTTTCTCCTTCTCTCAAGTTGTCTTTTAATCCAGAAATAATCGGCTTAAACTGGGGGTTGTGAAGCAGGATGTCGGATATCTGTGTGCGGAACTCAGACTGTGTCGGCGCCTCCTTCAGCTTCTCGTATTGGTCCGCATACGCCCAAATAATGTGAGCAACAACAAGTTTCGCAACAGTTCTGATTCCATCCTTTACTACACCTGGCTTTGCTAATGCTGTGGTCAACATAATGTTTCCAACAGCCATCTTTGCGGCAATGTCTGATACGTTCGCAATAAACGTGTCATCAATAGACGTTACAGGGTTCGCATCCAGAAACGCAAGCATAGACGTTGCATTCGCAGTTAGCTTAATCTCCTTTGCCTTGGTAGCATCCAATATTGACTGAACCAAATAGTCCATAACAGCTTTCTTGTCCTCATCATTGAACTTGGGAGACCCAGTCATCCTTTCACGACAACTCGCGTGATTCTGGGTAAATACCGCAAAGAAAATCAGTAAAAACGATACTCCGAACACCACCGCAGGCGACTTTAAATCCAACTTTGCCATATTGTATTACTCCACTTATTTATTTAGCTTCTTGATAGCTTTTCGGATTTCGTCGCTGTTTTTCTTTTCATTCAACATTTCCCATTCTTCTGGCGTCCACCAAACTATTCCTTCATGGCGTTCCAAAACAGCTTTACGAGCAACGAGAGCTAGGAACATACATCTCGGTTCCTTCTGTAACCCTGCTGGCTCCGTCTGTCCCAAAAACTCAATGAATCGTTGTATGAACTCCGCCTTGTAGGTCGTACACATACGACCACTCAGTGTTTTTACTGGCTGAGATTTCTTCAGTGGAAGTTCAGTATGGTCCACATTCATCACGATATTCCTCGTCTGTTTCTCGTCATTTCGCTCCATTGCCACAAAATACGAATCTCTCAAATCAATGAACTTCTGTCTTCTCTGGCTCTTCCAGCCTTCATACGCATCCTTCTGGTCTCCAATCGGCACAAACTCTTCATATTCGTTATTGTAAAACTTGTTATCAATCGCATAAAAATACTCATCATCGCTCACTTCTACCACAAGAGGAGACGCGTAGAATGGTGCCTCATACAATGATTCATTCAAAATATCTATTAAGTGCGTCGTTCTGTCTTTCGTTGTCATAATATGGTCCACATAATACCATTGTAAAACTTCCTTTGGAAATGTCTTCGCATACTCTGGCCACTTGTAATCGTTCACAAGTTTCACAATATCAATGACTTCTTTTACGACTTCAGGTGTATCTTCCATTTCTATTTCAGGCAACTCCGCTTCCTGGCTTTCTATATCTGGAAGAACTCTGTCCATCATAGTATCGTTCGGTCCAATCGTAAACGCAAGAAGCCCTTTCTTTGATTCTAAATGTCCAATGCGTCCATTAGAATCCTTTAGTTTGAACCCCATAGCAATAGCATTCTGTAAAATGTATTTCACCAGATTCTTATCGTATTTCTTCAAGACCGCCAATAAATCCCCCTGCTTCCAAATCGGTTTCTTCTTGAATAACTCAATCACCTTATCTAGAATCTCGTCCTTTACGTCCAATATAGCACTTAATGGGCGTTCGTGATCAGGATCTACAGCCGTATCAATCTGCGCGGCACACTGAAGTTCGTAATCGGAAATAAAAATAGGTGCCTGAAGATTCTCAAGTGTCTTATGCTCAGGCTGTGTAGTTCCCTGTGACCGTATTTGGACAAAATATGAATCGTTCCCCACTTTAGAAACATCGTCAATCTCAATTGGAAGTTGTAGCCACGTTAATGGCAACGTATTTGCTGGTTTTTCTAATCCACAATCCATCGCAGATTCCATAATTGCCTTCTTGACTTTCGCAATCTTTTTTGCCTTTTCTTCAACGTACACGCGGTATATGAACTCATCCAGCATTTCTCGTGTCCCTGTTTTCGGTCGACAAACGTGTAAATAAACTGTAGTGTTCTGTTCTTCCATTGGCAATAAAGAGTGTGAGCAAGTTCGCATTCCGCGTCCAATCACTTGCTCGATTCGGCTCATATTGAACCACGGATCCAAGATATGGATTTGACGGACATACCGAAAATCAACACCTTCTGATACTTTCGGAGACGCAACAACCACTCGCACAATATCGCCATTCTTGTTTTCCTGGCTTCGTAAAGTGGCAAGTGTCTTCTTAATATCCGATGCCTGTGTTTCCGACGTAAAAAGAGCATATGTTCCTCTACTTCCTTTTTGGACTTCTCCAGACGGTTCAATCAACAAATCGTCTCCAAACGCAGATTTAAGTCCGTGTTCCTCCAAACACATTCCAAATAATCTTGCACCGCTTTCCACCATATTAGAATACACGAACACGATACCTTTTGATTCCTGAATACATCTCATAACAGTGGCGAACTTCGCACTATAAGTTCCAACCGTGCTTGGTGCCAAGAACTTCTCTTTGACATACCTATACTGTCCCTCCTCTTTTGTGAACACTTGATAGAAGCTCTTGTTTTCAGGGTAGACACACACAGTTCGTGGTTCCGATAAAGATGAAGGTGTCAGTTTAGAAACCACCGATTCCTGAAACTCTGACATAATCGATTGCGTGAGTTCCAAATACGTCAATCGTTTGGTTATTTTCTTTCCAAACAAGTCTTGTGTCCTGTTCTTCAAAGCTATCATGTTTTTCGGAGGAGGAAGTCGAAACGGAAATGTGAACGGATTGTCGCCACGGACATACGATACATACATTTGACACAATCTATGGAATCTCGCACGAGCATCCGCACTTATGAAATCCCCATCCAGTGTAAAAAAGTTATTCGATTTCATACTTTCCGTAGGTGCCTGTCTCCTAGAGTTCCATTCAAATAAATTGAAGTAATGTAAAATCTCTTCAAACGTATCGAACATTGGGGTGGCTGTAAGAAGAACGAGCGTGATTCCGTGTGCGGTTTTTACGATTTTTTCTAGTGCGGCACTCACTATTTTCGCATCCACTTCTGTTTCTGAAGTATCACGCAAATTATGGGCTTCGTCAACGATAATCAGCCGATTATCAAATGTATCGTGAATCCATTTCTCATTGTAAGTGCCGTTTTCTTTCTGAGCTTCCAATATGTTTCCAAACTTTGAGTATCCTTGGAAATCGTAAAACTCGTTCAAGATTCGTGATGCCTGACGCAAAAGTTTATCGCGACTACTTCTGTCCGTCCATTTCAAAGGCTGCATCTGTGCGCGCTGAAGTATCTCCAAGTATCGGCGTCCAGTACACTGTTTCGACATCAATAGTCCGTCCTTGTCCACATTCACTCGTGAAATATCAAAAATTTGGTTCTTAAAGTTCTCTTGGACAGACGGATTCGCAAGAACTAATACTTTCTTATCCTGAAACTCAGGTCTCAAAATGTACTCTTCTGCGATTTGAATGGCAGTACATGTTTTTCCAGTTCCAGTTCCGTGTGCCATCAAAAGGTTTTGAGTAGGAGCATCAGGACTTAATACGCGTCTCAAGAACCGCTGTTGTGGCTGTAACCTGAATTCGGGGGACGAAGAAGAAGCACAGGCGTCTTCACGCATCTTTCTTAGTGATGTTATACTTGCATTCGGTAGCTCCGATACTTGTGTTTCTTTCAACTCTTGGTGAGTCAAATTCACCATCTTATTTCATCGCAAGTTTCTAAAATGAGTGCCTACGACGATTACTCTGTAAGCGACGCCATACATATGCTACAACGAAACTGGTTTATGAGCAACGATGGGCTTATTGATTTCCTTTGGTGTTTGTCACAGGAAGTATACGACGAAGTCCTTACACGAAAAAAGGAGTTTCATCCGAATATTCAGTATTGGCTCACAGACTTCCCACAACTACCAGGAGTTCGTGATTATACTGAGAAAGAATGGGACGCCGATAAACTTAAACTCGCACAAGACCGAGAAAAGGCTATTTACGAGTTCCGAAAAGAGTTTGTTCCTCCTCCAAGACCGAAGACAGATACAGACGAAATATACGATACATTTATTCATCAACTAAAAACTACGGAAGAAAAACTCGTGGAAACTCTCGCAAAGGTCACGAAACGACGAGGATACATTGCTCCAAATAAACGAACGCCAAATATGTATGACAATGATCCTGAAGTCCAAGCATTACGTAAAAAGATAGATGACATTAAAAACGAAATGGATAGTTTCAAAAAAGTAATTGAACTATCAGATAAAATATGGACAGACGAGAAGTTCATAGATGCTCTGTCGGCGAATGCCAAAAGGTTTTACGCGGCATGAAGTTTTCGTGTCGTTGCGAAAAAGTATTCTGTCCTCTTCATCGGCTCCCCGAAGAACACGCATGTTCATTTGATTTCAAAACAATGGGAAAGAAACAACTTACATCTGAAAATCCAATTGTGAGTTCCAATAAGTTCGTAAAGATATAATAAGAAGATGCTAGTTGATACTTTTGCGGCAGTCGTGTGGGTTGATTTTTTCACGATAGTCCTTCATAAGTTTTTGAATTTAGGAAACTCGTTGACGAAATGGTACGCCGAGTTCGGTATTGTTGCTGTGATTTCCGATTGTTTAGTGATTGTTCTAGGAATACTTGTGGCTCAAATGTCTTTTCCCAAATACCCCCTCGTTCTTGCAGCGATAGGTGTTCAGCTATTTCACGATATCCTTTTCTATTTATTCGTGATTCTTCCAACGCCACGCGGTCAAAACAAGATGATTGACCTTTTTAAAGAGTATGCTACCGAAAACTCGTGGAAGATTTTGGCGTATGATTCGTTGATGATTGGGTCTACCGTCTTACTTGCCCAACAACTCGCAAAAATGAAAAATAGCTCTGTTACTTTAATAGGTCTTTTAGGGGTTTATTCGTTGACATACATCATATACTCTACCTGAACGCATAATATCCGTCCGCAACAACCTCGCAAATAAATGATAAGTCGCCAAACTTCAGGGCTATCTCGTTTTCTTTCGTTAGCTTGTATGGGTGCGGATCCAACTTAATGTCCGAGTAGTTGATGTAACTTATACGTAGAAGACTGCGAAGGTACATAACCACTTCCACCCTGAAATCCTGCGAATTACGAAGTTCCATAAACTTTGACTCCATTTTACTCTTTTCCAACAACAGTGAATACGATTCGTTTTTGTTGAGAGATGATAAATGGGCGGCGGTCTTTTCGGAACTCCGCTTTACTTGAATCCTAAATGTCTTGTTTTTTCGGGGTTCGTTCTTGCCACTTACTGGCTTCCGCATCCCAAACCTCTTCCCCATCGTATTCTATCGGCGTTCTTCCTTGCTACTCTCGCCTACGTCCTTCTCGCGTGGTACGACGTAATTTACGATTGTAACGATAGATTGAAACCTACCTTGCTGGGATGGTTATCTATGCCGTTCAAGCCGAAAGAGTATGCCGACGCTTATGACCAACTTCCCATAAAATATCAAAAAATCATTCGATGGACGGATATTGCGATTCTAGTTGTCTTGCTTGGTCTGTTTGTTCTTCCGTTTCTTACACTGAAATCCGCTTGAATATCTTGGCGTGTGTCGAAACATACAGAGCCACAAGGTATCCAATAAAGAACTCGGCTAAATCTACTTTCATATTCATTTCGCCCATATCCATGAACTGGTATAACGTGAACAAAATAATGAGTATATCGTATTTCACGGCAAAGACGCCGAACAATACGTGCCAAAATGAGTTAAGTCCGTCTGTAAACACAGGACGCATATTACTCATATATGTGAATATTTAAGGACCGCCTGGAATGCTGTTATTATCCATTACGTCGCGGTGTTTGTAAACATACGGAGGCAACTTCCATTGGTTTTCTATACGCTCTAACTCCACCTTTCGCATTCGTATTTCATCCCATACGACTGCGATAATTCCAGACGCCACCATTCCTGCGATAAATGTGCTGTAAGACGACCAACATTGACTACAAACGTCCATATTCCTAAAATAATCCAGACGCGTCTAAACTTCTTTTGTAGAGTGAGGATAGGATGCGTCCCAAGTTGCCCTCTACCATTGAAGCTCATTTGCCCGATCACGTCCTTAATATCATTTATTCATACGTTCCGCATATGAAAGAAGTCAAGAAGAAACATAGTCCGTCGTTACAACGAGAACTTGAACGCATTCAACATATTCAACTAAAAGGCAAGACGGCAACGTATATGAAAGATTTATCAGACTTCTGTTTGGACTGATTTTCATTGTGTTTGAAATATAAGAGTAAGATGCTGAAGTGGTTATTGATTTCACTCGCAACAGCTGTTGCTCAAAATATGACAGCGAGACCCCCGTCCCAATGTATTAATACGCCTCGTGGACTTTCTGGGTCTTGGACTGGGTCCACGACTGGATCCGTCGTTGGATTTGGTGGGACCTGTAATGGCGTTTCATACAGTGCCGCAAACGGTGAGAATATGCTTATTGTATCCCTCCCAATGAACGCTCAACCTGGAGGTACGTTGACTATTGATACCTGTAATGGTACCACGTGGGATACCGAACTTATTGTTTCAACGCCTCTTCCACCAGGAATGCGATGCCCAACGAACTCTTCACTATTTACATGTGCCGCGTCCAATGACGACTCGTGCGGTCTTCAATCACGCGTATCCATTCCTGGAGTTCCTGGTGGGACGTATGCCGTTATTGTCACTGGATTCGGCACCAGTTCTGGACCATACACTTTAACGTGGAACTATGCTTCAAACTCTTCTGCTACAAGCACACACTCTATGACCCCAACGATGCGTGCCTCTCCTTCCAACTCTTTCACATCCCAATCTTCTTTCAGTTCAACTCCGTCTTGGTCTTCTTCCATGACAGGAGCAGCTTCCTTAACTCCTTCTGTTTCTCCAGTCGGGTCTGGGACTTCTTCCGTTAGCATTACGGCGTCAAACACTCCATCGGCCGAACCTTCTTTCTCATCATCGTTCACCATGCGTTCATCCGAAACATCCACAGAAACCGTAACGCCCTCTTCGTCCATGTCTGATACTCATACAGGAACTTCTTCTGCGTCCAACACTCGGTCTGCTAGCGTATCAATGACGGCTTACCCTACTCGCACTCCACTGGTAGCACTAGCATCCAAGAATAATGTTGAATCCAGCAATATGGGATACGTAGCTGTTGGATCAATCGGTGGAATATTGTTGGGCGTACTGGGAATGGCAATTTGGAATTTTGTTGGAGAGAGAGAAAGAAGACGCCGAAGCGTTCATTTGAGTCCCACAATTACATTCAATACCATTCCGAAATCTGAAT